ACCTTCAGATTTCCTAAATACTTTTGAGAAAACTATAAAAGACTCCGCAAAGAAGTTCAAAGTCAAAGAAAAAGACTTATTGAAGTACTTTGAGAGAGAAATGCTAGGAATGTAAAGATGATTTTAACAGGAAGTGCTACTAATGTAACATCAGCAACTACATTAAATAGAGCAACAAGAGTCAGAGTTGGTGCGACTAATGCTGGAACGGTTACCATTGCTGCTGCAACTGGAACTTTTAACGCACAATCTGCTGTCGCCGGTGCAGCAATAACAATCAGTAGTCACGGTTTTGTAACTGGTGATGAAGTGACATATTCAGATGGTGGTGGTACTGCAATTGCTGAACTTACAGATGGTGGTCAGTTCTTTGTAACAAAGGTTGATGCAAATACTATTAATCTTTCAACTACACTAAATGGAACTGCACTTACATTGACTGATGGCCCATCAGAGAATCACAGTATTACTGCAACACGGTCATATGCTGGTTCTGTTGTCTTGGTTGCAAACCAAGTTATTATTATAGACAAGAAACCAGGCGATACCATTGCTTGTAGTGCTGCAATGAGTTGTACTGCTGTAGGTAATCAACCGTAAGGGAGAATATGATGACAGTTAAACTTATTACAGAACAAGTACAAGACGTAGAAATTCTCAAGGAAGAGGATGAAAAGTCTGGTAAAAAGAATTACAAACTAAAAGGTATCTTCTTACAGGGAGATATCAAAAACCGCAACGGTAGAATTTATCCTGTTGAGGTTTTAGAAAAGGAAGTAGACCGATACAATAAAGAGTTCATTGCAGAGAATCGTGGATACGGTGAACTTGGACATCCAGAAGGCCCGACTGTCAATCTGGAAAGAGTATCGCATATGGTTACATCTCTTAAAAGGGATGGTAAAAACTTTATTGGTGAGGCAAAAGTCATGTCAACACCAATGGGGAATATTGTATCTAATATTATGGACGATGGTGGTAAACTCGCAGTCTCATCAAGAGGCATGGGTAGTTTGCAACAAAAGAATGGTGCAAACTATGTAAACAAAGATTTCTACTTGGCAACCGCTGCCGATATTGTTGCAGACCCTTCTGCACCTCAAGCCTTTGTACAAGGTATTATGGAAGGTAAAGAATGGATTTGGAATAATGGGATACTTAAAGAAGTAGATGTTGCGGAAATCCAAGAGGATATTGAACGTGGAGTACGTTCAAGAAATGCGAATTACCAAGCATTGGCCTTCGCAAAATTTCTCAAAAAACTGTAATTGTATAAATATAGTATAATGAGATTAACATTAAGGAGAACTCCCAAATGTCAGAACTAGATAAGACAATTGAGGATTTGGAAGCAGAAGTTGCTGCGGAACTAGAAGAAGGAATGCACGATGCCCCTAAGAAAGGCGCCGTTGCACCAGAAAAAGGTTCTAAGGTTGACGGTGATGTAGAAGACCTTGGTGCTCCAGTGGTTAAGGGTGACGAGAAAAAAGGCCCTGATGCTGCAAAGAAAACCAAGAAGGATACTACTATTCCGACTGCCGTAAAAGGTGACGAAGCACCCCAAAAACTCAAAGAAGCCGAACACTCAGATGATGAGGATGAGGAAGAAGACAAAGAAGAAATGGACGAGAAAGAAGACAAACCAGAAATGATTAAGGCACAGTACAAGACTAAGGCAGAAGCCATGGCCGCTGTTGCTGAAATGATGAAGGGTATGAAAGCTGATGAGGCAAAAGCGTATGCAGAAAAACACTGCAAAGGTGACATGAGAGCATCATACGGTGAAAAGAAGGAAGCACTTGACATCGAGTCCATTGACGTAACTGATGACGTAAACGCACTTGTAGAAGGTGAAGACCTTTCAGAAGAGTTTACATCAAAAGCAAAAACAGTATTTGAAGCTGCAGTCAAATCCAAGTTGCGTTCTGAAATTGAACGTATCGAAATGGAGAAGACACAAGACTTTGCTGAAGAAACTGAAAAGTTCAAATCTGAGTTGACTGAAAAAGTCGATTCGTATCTTGACTATGTTGTTAAAGAGTGGATGCAAGAGAACGAACTCGCTATTGACCGTGGGTTAAAAGGTGAAATTGCAGAAGACTTTATCACAGGATTGAAAGCACTCTTTGAAGAACATTACATTGATGTTCCAGATGAGAAGTACGACATCCTTGAGGGTCAAGCTCAAAAGATTGAGGAACTTGAGGGTAAACTCAATGAAACAATCGAAAAGATGACTACCATGAACAAAGAGAAGTCCACACTGGTTCGTGAACAGGTTATCGCAAAAGTTTCAACAGACCTCGCTGAGACTGAAAAGGAAAAGTTTGAGGGATTGGTTGAAGATGTTGAGTTCACAGATGAAGAAACCTTCACTGAAAAACTTAACACCTTGAAGGAAAGTTACTTTCCTAAAACAGTTTCTACCCAAACCATTGAGGAAGAAGTAGATACTGACAACAAAGAAGTTGACGTTAGTGGCGCTATGGCTGCATATATGTCCGCTATCCAGAAGTCGAAACCCTATGGGGTAGAGCCTTTTAACATTGTGAAAAACGAAAAATAATAAATAGTAATAATAAAACATAGGAGAGAACGAAAATGTTCAATTCAGAAAATCTACAGGAAAAGTGGCAGCCAGTACTTGAACATCCAGATTTGCCTGGTATTCAAGACAACTATAAGCGTGCGGTCACTTCTGTCATCTTGGAAAACCAAGAAAAAGCGCTTAGAGAGGACGCTGCATTCTTGTCAGAAGCAGCTCCTGCAAATAACACTGCGTCTGTATCAAACTGGGATCCCATTTTGATTTCATTGGTAAGACGTGCTATGCCTAACTTGATTGCATACGATATCTGTGCAGTTCAGCCAATGACTGGCCCAACTGGACTTATCTTCGCAATGAAGTCTAGAATTAACTCTGCTGGTGGTGACGAAGCACTGTTCAACGAAGCCGATACTGACTTCTCTGGTACAGGCACTCATGCTGGTACAAACCCTGCCATCTTGAATGACTCCCCTGCTGGAACATTCACTTCTGGTACAGGTGATACAACTGCAAACATGGAAGCACAGGGTGACTCTGCTAACAACGCATTTGCTCAAATGGCATTTACCATTGAGAAGGCAACTGTTACTGCAAAGACACGTGCTCTTAAAGCAGAATACACAATGGAACTTGCACAAGACCTTAAAGCAATTCACGGTCTTGATGCAGAAACAGAATTGTCAAACATTCTGTCTTCTGAAATCCTTGCAGAAATCAACAGAGAAGTTGTACGTTCTATCTACAAGGCTGCAAAGCCTGGTGCTCAGACAGACACTACTACTTCTGGTATCTTCGACATGGACACAGATTCAAATGGTCGTTGGTCAGTTGAGAAGTTCAAGGGTCTTATGTTCCAACTTGAGAGAGATGCTAACGTAATCGCTCAACAAACTCGTAGAGGTAAAGGTAACATCGTGATTTGTTCTTCAGACGTTGCGTCTGCACTGCAAATGGCTGGTGTACTTGATTACACTCCTGCTCTTAACAACAACCTTCAAGTAGATGATGCTGGTAATACTTTTGCTGGTGTATTGAATGGTCGTTATAGAGTGTACATTGACCCATACATGGCAAATGCTGCTGCAAAACAGTACTTTGTTGTGGGTTACAAAGGTACTTCACCTTACGATGCTGGTGTATTCTACTGCCCATACGTGCCGCTTCAAATGGTTCGTGCAGTTGGTGAGAATACTTTCCAACCAAAGATTGGTTTCAAAACAAGATACGGTCTTGCCCAGAACCCATTCTCAACCTCTGATGCAACTGATGTTACACTTGGTTCAAATGATAACGTCTACTACAGAAGAGTACAAGTGGTCAACCTTATGTAATAATAAGAGTTGGGTCAACCAACCACTTCAAAGGGGAAACTTCGGTTTCCCCTTTTTTTATCTGTATAAATAATAGTATGGTACAGATAAACGCACTTTCACGACAACCTACAGAACTAGACTATGCAGACCCAACCAAGTTTAAGTTCAGTATTAACAAACTTCCCAAGGTAGAGTTTTTCACTACCTCATGCAACTTGCCTGGCATAAATCTAGGTGAGGCAGTCTTCCCAACACCGTTTAAACAGATTGCTGTTATGGGTGATGACCTTACATTTGAAACACTTGAGATTGGTTTTCTAGTAGATGCAAAGTTAGAAAATTATATTGAACTGCATAACTGGTTGCTTGGAATAGGTTTCCCAAAATCAAGAACACAGTTCTCATCATTTAAGAATGCAAACACAGATGCATTTCCTACACAGGCAGGAAACACTGGTAGTGCAACATCGCCTGGCACACCATCTAGTGTACAATCTATGTTTGGTGATGCAACACTTACTATCATGTCTGCAAAGAATAATCCTGTTGTTGAGGTGAGATTTCAAGATGTGTATCCTGTCTCAATCGGTGCTCTTGCGTTTGACCAACAGGAAGGTGATATAACTTATTTATCATCGACTGCGACATTCCAGTACAAATTGTATGAGATATTTACATTATAAATAGTTTAAGGATGTGGTTCAAATACCCTTGAACACCCACCTAAGACCCTCAAGGTCAATATATCTAACGCAAGGAAGATATGTAATCACATCCCACTTTGATTTGAAGGATATAGTATGAATTTGGAAGAACTACAAGAAATGTCCGCTAAGGACTTAAAAATTGATGACCAACAACTGGACATCGAATCTCTTAAAACGCCTGAACTCTACGGCAAATACCTCAAAATATTTACACGTTGGAACTTGTTACTAAAACAAGCAGAGTCTAAACATAAAACACTCTTTCGTGAGAAGTGGGAATATTACAGCGGTAAGTCTGACCCAGATGTATATAAAGAAAAACCTCTTGACCTAAAAATACTTAAACAGGATGTACCCATTTATCTAGAAGGTGACAATGAACTTATTGAGTCACAACATACCGTGGAGTATCATAAGGCAATGGTAGACCATGCAGAGAAGATGTGCAAGATGTTGAACAATCGTGGTTTTCAAATCAAGAATGCGATTGATTGGAAAAGGTTTATGGAAGGTTCGATATGAGATATGGTAATGCATTTATTTGGTCAGATATTGACCAGAGGAAACTTGCAAATGCTATCGCAACAGTTAACCATGATGAAATGGAAGATTCAGTTATAGAGAATGCAAGTAAATACAGTCAGAGAAAATCAAAAAATTTTTGGATTAATCACCCAAAAGTTCTAGAAGATTTCATGGTAATTGCAAAACGAGTCAATAAAGAGGCTGGTTGGAACTATAATATTGATGCAATTGAACCACTACAATACACAGAGTATAGCTCAGAGGTTCAAGGACATTATGATTGGCATGCCGACCAACATCCAAAACCATATGATGATGGTAGAGTTAGAAAGATTAGTTTTTCAATTCTGTTAAACGATGAGTATACTGGTGGTGGGTTTGAAATTGAAATTGGAAATCCTAATCAAGAAATTCGCACAAGAACTATCGTTGCTGGTAAATCAAAAAAACAGTTGAATGAGACTACCATGCAACTTCCTGTTGGTAGTGGTTTGTTTTTCCAATCTAGTTATTTTCATAGAGTACTTCCTGTGAAAACTGGACTACGAAAAAGTTTGGTTGGGTGGGTATTAGGCCCTAAGTTTAAATGATTATATCAAAGAAGAATGAAGTATATTTAACCGTAGAAACGGACAAAGGTATCGCAAGAGAACTTTCAGATTTTTTTACGTTTGAGGTGCCAGGGGCAAAGTTTATGCCTCAGTACCGAAACCGTATGTGGGATGGAAAGATACGATTATATTCATTGCAAACTGGTGAAATATATTTTGGTCTTTTACCTTATATTGAAGAGTTCGCAAAGCGTAATGAGATTGAAATTGAATATGAGGAGAATGTAAATGGACAGCAAGAACTTGGAGATGGCGAACTGGATATCTTTGTTGGAAGAGTGTCACCTCAGTCCAAGGGAAAGACTTTGGAGATTCGTGATTACCAGATGGACGCATTTACTCATGCAGTCAGAACAAATCGTAGTTTGCTTCTTAGTCCTACTGCTAGCGGTAAGTCACTAATAATATATCTTCTTGCAGTTTGGTATGCAATGAAGACAGAAAAGAATGTCCTTATTCTTGTTCCAACAACATCTTTGGTAGAACAGATGTA